CAAACATCTCTGCCATCTGCTGTAACTTCAACTCGTCATAGTAACGAGCCTTGATGTAATCACAGTGGTTGGTCTCATCTTTTCTATCTTGGTGTTCAAGGATTTCATAGCCACGTTTAATATCTATCAGCATCGCTAGAAGATTACGTCCTTCGGATGGAGCAGAGGAGCGACGTGGCATACCATCATCCACTAACTGTTGCGCCTGCTCTAATAAGATTCCGTCAAAGATATTGCGGAGGATGTGCGGCATCATCTGTGCGATGGTGCTGGTCTCATAGAAGTATTCATCTCCGGTCAGATAGCCGGAGCGATGTGCCTTTTCCTTGCGAGCATAACGCTCGCACGCACGAAGTATCTGCCACCCTACACGTTTAAGATTATATTTACGAGCCTCGGCATCTGGCTCATCAAATGCTTGACTAAGATAGTCCACTCTGGTCACACACCAGAGCATCCCCTCCTGAATTAAATCTTCTCTATCTACCCAACGGCCGTACCTTCTGTGTACTACCGCCGCTCTCTCTTTCACCAACTCGTCTACGCCATCTGGAAGGATTCTAGTCACAATCTATAATCGACTCCTTGATAGTAGGAGTTAGGCTCAGTATCCTGATAGCAAGAAAGTCCAGGTAATTGCTGGCATCTGCCAACTCCTCAACCAACTCTCGGATGGTGTCATCCAAAGAGTATTGCTCGAACCTCTGACCAGTAGCGTGTGCGTACTGTGTCGCACCCACACCACGCACACGACTGGCTCGGAGGGAGGCAAAAGATTCTATGAAGGACACAAGGTCCTCAGTGCTTACGCCTTTGCGGTAAGCCATTACAGCAGGGTGGTCTGCTAGTGGCGTACGGGTGGTATCTCTATCCACAGTCTCCCACGCTCCATATCTATCTCCACTACACGAAACCCTAACCCATTCAAGATATAAATCACGCTGTCCATCGTTTCTCTTTCCATTAGAGGGCCAATCGTTCACGTAGTTTGTCCGGTCCCTCCGCTAGGTAACAGTCCGTGATGTCCATACCAGATGGTAATTGTACTATTTGTGCGTTAGGTACCTCCTGCGCGACACGCCGAGCGAAGTCTTGTCCAGGATTAGAGCCATCTGCTTTGTCGTCATTGTCTCCGACAATCAACACACGCTCTCTGCCTTGCACTAAACGAGGGAAGTGTTCTTTCCAACTGGCTACACCAGGGCAACCTACCGCAGGTATCTCTAGTATCTGAGAGATGATGAGAGTATCGAACTCTCCCTCACAGATGACTAATGTATCTGACTCAACATCTAAATCTCTCACGTTATACAAGTGCGACTTCTGCCCTGCTGGTGAACCATACTTCGGATTGCCTTCGTGCAATCTCCGAAACTTCCAGCCTACTACCCCACCTGATAGCACAATGTATGGAATGGAAATCCATCCAGCATAGGATTCGTGTGGCCCATACTCGTTAGTAATAACACCTATCTGTGCGTACTCCACCGCTTCCTTAGATAGTCCACGTCCTACGAGATACGCTATTGCCTCGGGATTTTCCTGCAGCGCCGCGTGGTAACGTGAGGCCAGCCCTTTCAATAATTCCTGCTGCGATTTTGTAGGCATCACGCTTATCTACTCCCTCTTTAATCATCACGATGTTAATAGCATTGCCACCCTGAGCGCAGGTGTGGCAGTAAAAGACCTGGTTGATAGTATCTATGACAGCGCTTCGTCTCTTGTCCGGATGAAGGAAGCAACGCACGCTCACGTTCCTTCCCTCTCGCACCTCTCCGCCATAGTGGTCGACGATAGGGATTATCTGTAGCGACCCGGCATCGGACTTACCCTTACCTCTGGCCCTACGAAATCCCTCACTCATCACGCCTCTTCTTCTGTTGGTTCCACTTCAATCTCAATTCCACTAACAAGCATAGCGTAATCTCTATGGTTGCCAGCCTTCAGTAAACCAAGAAACCTTTGCTTTGCTTCCTCTGGAGAGTTAGCCCAAATCGTCGACTTGTATACCACTCTCTCGTTCCCTATCACTTGGTACTTGCTCATCATCTTTCTCAACCTCCTGTTCTGGTACTAGATTGTTCATAATATCTGTTGTTGTAATATCACCTTGTGGTACTGGCATTTGGTTCTCCCTTGTGTAGTATTTCTTGGCTGCTTCCCAGCCTGCTTTGTATCCCTCATCAAAGTATGAACTTCCGGTGGACTTAAACTGAGACACTCTCTTGGCAACACCTGGCTTCATTGCTTCTCCTTCAACCACGACTCTAAATCCTGGATGACCCACGACTTATCTATCCCGTGGTTGCGTCTCTTTACTACAACGAAGGCAGGAGGGACTTCCCCTAGTCCTCTTGCCTTCGCATAGTTCTTCGCCTCCGTTATGGCTTCTTCCCAGAACGCAGGCAAATCTATTTTCTTCCGGTTCTTTAACTCCAGAATATAGGTCTGACCTGCAACAATGCAGTACAAGTCTCCCTCATCTTTGGCTCCCGCCTTGGTCAGACGTTCAGCAATCACACCTTTATCGCGTAACCATTTCATTACGCCAGTCTCAAAGAGACTGCCTTTACGTCCGTTCTTGTTAGTCATTCTTCAGATGCTCCAATGGCATACGCCATCCGTTGATGGACTCGTCACGATGGGCAAGTTCTAGTATTTCCTCCGGCTCAAAGTATCCATACACTTCGACCTGAGAATAATACTCATCATCTAATATCTTGGTGCCGTAGATTCTTCTCTTTAAGTCTTTGTTCCAGAAGGGGATAGCAGTAGCAGTACGGATAGTGCGTACCTCATACTCACCCACATCCGGTATGTTCTTGCGTAATGGATGCAATCGGTTGGGATACCACGGCACATTCCAAGACAACGAGTAAGCCCTTGCCACTGCCCACTCCGATACGTTGGCTCGAATGTTAGCCAGGAGTTCGTGTTCCAACCTACCCTCTGCCTTTCCCTTGGCATAGTTAGGCCGGTCAACGGAGTCAAACTTTGTTAGCCATCTTTCGGTAGCCAACATCGTGCAGACCCGCACTTCCTCCTGACTAAGTTCGACAATCATTAGTCCTCTTTGTTAATTCGGTCGAGGATGTTCTCAATAGAACCGTAGTCCTTCTTGAGTTGCCAGTAACTGAACGCATTGAGCGCCCACTTGATTCCTTCATAGACTGCTAGGACAGCAATGCCTGTCCAAAAGATTTCCCAATTCATTATACGACTCCCGCTATGGCGCTGTTTCTATACGCCCTGCCTTGTGCGTCAGCGTCTCCTATTTGGCAGGTTGAATAATTAACATACAGTTCTGAATACATCGTGCCATCGGCAGCGTGTGGTCCAAACCTGTTCTTTACTGCAGCCACCTTGAGAATAGAATCGCTCGGATTAAATCCCAGTGTGAGTATCATCGAAGGTAACTGACTTATCTTGCCGTGGATAGCCCGACGGGGTGGAGGTGCATCCGCCTTCCCGAACTCGCTTTGCTCCGACGTATGGTGGAGCACAAGTACGCACGCCTCAGTGGTACGAGCAAGGTGGTGAAACTCAGTCATAATCGCACGCAGACCAGACCATTCATTCTCTTGCTCAGCAACGACATTCGATAGGTTATCCACAACAATAAGTTCTGGAGGATAGCCAAAGAGTTCGACGTAAGCCTTTACCTCTAACTCAATATCATCCAGTGTAGGTGATGGGTCAAAGACCCAACGGATATGATTCATTTGCAATAACTGGTAGCGGTAGAACTCCGGAGTCAACTCTAGATTCTCTTCCACCATTATCTGTGTGTGCTGTGTCTTGTGCGCTGCAGAGCGCAGAGCCACAGTCGTAGCGTCAGTATCAGCAGAGAAGAACAACGTAGGTACGTTGGCCTTTGCTGCATAGACCAGAGCAAACATTGACTTACCAGCATTTGGTTGCGCTGCAACCATACAGACTTGTCCTCTACGGAACTTCATCTGATTACCGGCGAGCGCTTTCCAGACATCAGGTAAGGGAACGGCCTTAGCCTGAGTGCCTTGCCACGCTCTTTGTAAATCAATCAAGGTTGTACTCCGGAAGTCTTAGTGAAATGTTTGCGTGCTTACGTAGTTCTCTACGTTGCCGCTCAGTAGTACCTGCCCAGATACCGAATCCTTCGTGGTGTACTGCCCACTCCAGACATTCAGACCTATGAGCGCAGCCACCACAGATGTTGCGTATAGTTCTTAACGCATAGTCTGAGTACTGGAAAGCCTCATATAGGTCAGGATAAAAAATCTCTGTGTCGAGACCCCTACACGCGGGGTCCTCGAACTGTGATGGCTCTCGCATCTTTATACGTTCTTAACACCAACAGCCTTACACTTTCTCCCAGTAAAGTCTTTCGGTGCAGCACAGAGGAATCCACCCTTACGTGTGCCTGGGTTATCTCGGTCATCCCACTCACGCCAGTTCATATTTCCGTGAGCACAAGCAGGTGCTACTCCACTCATTGCAGGCGCTGCTGCTTTGATAGGTGTCACTGTCGCTGTTGCTTCTGTTGGAACAGGCACGCTTGGTCGAGCAACTGCTGCTACTCCACGTAGCATCTGTGATGTTTGTGCGACAATCGGGATGATGTTCTGCAGACCTTGCAGTTGTGCTGCTGCATCTGCATCGTCGGTGGCGTAGATGTTAATCATATCGCCATCCTTCTCCCACTTAAAGTTAATCTGAATCTTGGTTGATTCATTCGCTGCCATCTGTATTTCCTCCGCTTTCGTTGATTGATTTAACTTCTAACCGCATTGATTCTTTTCCTACTTTGTATGGAATAAACCCTAGTAGTTTTTCCACCTCTTCGGAATCCACTGTACGCCTACCAGCAACTGGTGTCCAGGTTATCTGGATACCTTTCTCTGTGACGCCGGTGTATCCCTCAAGGTGGGACTTTAACGATTCTTTTTCCTTTGTCAAGATTTTAATTTCATTGTCGACTTGTAGATATTTCTCTGACTGTTGGGCTACGGTCAACTCCTTAATCAAGACCGTAGGTGCGTTCTCTTTTTTTAGACCAACGCATCCAACCTCGCCGGTGGCATCGTAATACTTGCAGAAGTTACTGCAGTACGATACGGCGTCTTTCTCTGGAGCCGGAGGCTCCGTCAATACCTTGATGTCTGCAAGCCACTGGAGCGCCTCTAAGGCGATGGCCTCATCGTATGGCTCCTTGTGCATAATCACATCTCGTTCGTCCCCATCGCGGCTGATAGCCACCAATGCGACGTGTTCTACCGGCATCTTCTGGCCGTGTGTCATTAGGTACCCGTAGGTCTGGACCTGCCAGCGTTGCTGCTGGCTAGGGAAGTAGGACAGGGTTCTAGCCTTGACCGTCTTCCAGTCCACAATAGTCTTGATGCTTGGGATGTAGCAGTCTACGTGGGCTTTCATCCCATTGTAGGCAACCTCTGTCTCCAACATAAACTTCTCGCCGGTAGGGTCAGCCAGTGTTAGAGCCTGTTCTATTTCTGTGTGAATGGCAGTACCCATAATGGCGCTGAGTTTCAGGTCGTCGTGGTTAGTGACCGGCTGTGAATTGAGCCGGTAGTACACTTTCCGGGCACACGAACCCAGTTCCGATGGTCCTATCTCTGGCTGCAGAGAGCGGGCTTTGCCCGCGTCCTTGTTCCGGAGAGCGGTAATCAACTCCTCGATAATGTTCATTGTTCCTCCAGGAGTAAGGGTACATCCAGAGTGTGACAGAAGCAACTGTGTGACATACACCGGCGTGTCACATCCAGTTCTGTGTATAATACGAGCGTAGCGAGTAAGGGTAGCGGGGAGCCATTGGAGATGGCTCACCTACAGGGGAGGGTATCCGTGGGTTTAAGCACACTTGCAAACATTTTGTGGCGCTTGTACGGTGAAGAGTTACCCGACCCGCCGATGTTAATGGCAAACTTTCTTATCAACTATCTGGGACAAGAAGGATACGAAGTCGTAGAAATAAAAAAAGAGGGCGCCCCCATTACAGGGACGCCCTCAGTTGCCTCGCAGGAACCTACTTCTTCTTAGCAACCTTCTTACGTGTCTTTACTGAAGAACCTAGGCCGAACTCTTTTGCGCTCTTGTCTAGTGCCTTCATAGCAGGAGCCGCTACAGCGGCGAGTGCTGCGTAGCCCAACTTCTTAGGGTCGGTTTCTCCGGCTAGGTATAGCGCCATTGCTGCCGCTACTGCTGCTCGTAGGTACGAATGGAGTACCTGGATTGCTTTCTCTTTAGTCATTTCGTATCTCTTTCTTTGGTGCTTTCTTGACCTTGGCTTTGATAGCAGCCACCTTCTTTGGCTTACCCATCCAGGCAAACCAAGGGCTGGTATCGCTACCGCAGGTATCTTTGATGGAGATATGCAAGTGTTTGTAGTGTCCATTAGACCCCTCGTACTTACGCTCTCCCTTATCTGGCGACCAAATCTTTCCGCTAAAAATTAAATACTTGACCCGTCCATCTTCCTTTAACTTCTCAAAGATTTCGTGGCAGTCAATGCCACACGCAGGGTCGTGTGTTAGGTCTACTGCAAACCCGGAGTTGTGGTCTGAGTTTGGGTTCTGATGGACGTGCGCCTTAGATGGGAGCAGCCCATCCGATGCCTTCTTCCTCTTCGGTCTCAAGGCTGTCGCTTGTCTTAGGACTGCAATGGCAGCCGGTTGTGCAACACGTGCTAGTGGAATCATTTACGCTCCAAGAGTATTCTGTAGATTTCTTCAATCTGTCTTTCCAATCTCATAACGGAATCTTTGAGACTACTGCCCCCATTTTCACGCAATTCGGACAAATAGTGTTTAACCAACCATTTGATAGCCATAGCAAATCCACCAACAATGGTAATGATAGATACGGCTAAACCAGCCCAATCAGCAGGGGACATTTGTTCTCCTTATACGGTACGTGCGGTGACGAGTAGCAATCCGCCGTAACCAGTAAAGCGCTTATCGCTTGGTGCTACGTTGCGGAAATCCATTTCTTCAATGAGAGCAATGACAACCTCTCCGGTTCTAAAGTCTTCGATACGTACAGTATCTCCAGCACTTTCTATCTGCTCTAGTTGGGAGAGCCTGTCAAAGGCTCGTCCGTCATAACCTACCTCGTTGCCAAGAGAATCACTTTCGTGGTCATAGCAGGCAATAGGTAGTTGAATCAAACGTTGACGTGGTACAGCAGGCAGAGCCTTAACTTGGTATCCAGTAAATACTGGACCCAATGATGTATCAGATGTAGAACGGTTGATTGTAAACTTAAAACCTACATACTCTTGTGGTCCAAGAGGATATGGGATTCCGTACTCCTGGGTAGGTGTGCTTTGTGCAGCACCACCGATGGCGTACTCGTTGCCATCTGCATCGATAGAAGAGACAGTCATAGCACCATTGATGGTATCTACTCTAGGATTGATGAACTTAAATATCTTATCCTCTAGAGTGTTATACCGGATGTATCCAGTCTGTAAATATCCATTTGCTAGTAGCGTGCTAGCGTTTTCCATATAAACATAACCACTGCTGCCATTGTAAGAAGTGGCGTAAGCCAATCTGTCTGTCTGTCCTATAAAAGCACAAGCGGTTGTTCTATTCGTAGTAGAAGAACCAGGATAGTAGACATCGAAAGCATAGGCAGGAACCAACTGAGCAGTAAAGTTACCAAGGTCAAGGCGGATAACTCCAGCCTCTCCCTCTACGCTTGTTGCTGCCCAGACGAATCGGTCGCGTGCAGAGAAGTCATAAGTTGGTTGTGATGTCTCTACTACTAACGGTCCGTAGGTAATAGACCCGTCATCTGCAATCACTGCCACCCGGATACCATAGTTGGTGCCGATGAGCATATAGCCAAGGTATTCAAAGATACGATAGATAATTTCACCGGCTGGCATCTCTGCTGCTACAGTTCCGTATGTCAACGTTGGCATAGTGCCATCAGTATCAAGAGTGAATTTAGTAATTGTTGATTGGATGCGGTTATATCCTGCTGCATAAATAGCAGTTCCAGATGCAGTAATGCTAGTAAAAGCAAATCCGCTATCTGGATGGGAATAGAGTGCTGCAGGTAGGGCTGCTGCATTAGTAGCAAACTCATATACCTTGTTATTGGCGCACATAACAATACGCTCTTTAATGAACTCTATTACACCATTGTTTACCGTGATTCCAGGTGAGGTAAACATAACAGTTGCTGCAGTGGAACCAGGTTCGTTAAGAGCCTTCTTGTTTACTTCCAACTTTCCGGACGCAGTGTCATTGGTTAACCAATAGGCAGTTGTTCCGTCATCACAGACGGCGAAAACTGGGTCATCTGTTCCAGCGTTGTAATCCACAAAGTGCAGCACGTTGCTTGTTGCAGTTCCAGGAGGACTTACCGCTGTAGAAGTTACGTTGGCAGCAGTCTTGGCATAAGTAAAGGTTGTAGTGGTAGGGACACCAGTAATGGTGTAGGTACCGTTAAAGGTAGCGTCCACTCCAGTAACAACTATCTCCATACCTACGCATAGGCCGTGAACTACAGCAGTAGTTAGAGTGGCCACGTTGGAGGTCAATGCTTTATTGGTAATGGAGTTTGTAATGGTGGGATACACCTTGTCGATGTCAAATCCATCGTGAAATAAACATCCATCATAAGTATTACTATTTTGGGTAAAGCGAATAGCACGCAGGTATTGATAAGGTCGACCGTTAGGATGGAACTCTCCTGAAGTATTATGACCAGGAGTGCTGGAGCGAAGCAAAGTTGCTTGTCCTTTGGTCCATACATCTAATCCTTTGGACTCGGTATACTGGAAACGTAACCCTTCATCTTGTGCAGGCTCAAAGTATTTGATGCCTTGACCTAGATGGAATGACGACTGGCTTCTAAACCACCAACCAGTAAGTGTTTGCTCACCAGCCTCACGGGTCTGGTCGTACTGGTCTTTGCGGTACTGAGCCGTAACACGGCGATAAGGTGAGTTATCAGAGGTCATCAAGAAGAACGGCATTGTGTTGATAGAGACGTCATAGTTAAAGTCAGTCAGTGTGTAACTGGATGCCGATACTGGGTTGGACAGTGCAAAGGCTATGTTTCTATATTCACCGGCTTCGGTGATGTCTGAGCCGTAGGCCATTCTTCTCCTTATGTCCGTCTATTGGGTCAACCCAATCCTCCCAGGATGGGAGTTGTTCTGTTGTGCAATTACCTGTCAGCAGACTCATTGGTTTTCAGGACTCCATTTTCTTAAAGGACATCCTGCTTCTTTGAGTTTTGTTTTATGATTCATAAAGCATTGGCATATCTTGCATTGCTTAGTTATCTGTATTAACTCTGGACATTCCAGGCAGATTGAGTATCGCTTTTGTCTGATTGAATCATCAACCAGGTTATCGGGATTGAGTAGGTCCCAAGGCTTGACTTGAGCCTGGGCTTCCTTCCACATTTGCCATCTAGTTTTTTCTTGCATCAATCTCAGGGTTCGTAAAGGTGTTTGTTGCCGCATCATACGATGCACCTATAAGAATGTTTGGCTGGTTGTTCTCGTTAAAGAAGTTCTCTGTTACATCAACGATAACTGGGTTGCTTAGGAGTATTGCTCCCAATCTTTCGTCTGTGTGTAGAACATCAACTACTTCATTGTCAATAATGTATGCAATTTGCACTGGTGGTTTTTCCATATTATCTCCTTGTTAGTTTACCAATTATACATTCTCTGCTGAGAAGTTATCCAGAGAAGAGCCAGCATTTGCATCTGATGGTGTCTTGACAATCCCGACCTTTGTTCCTCTAGTTGCGCTTGTTGCCGTATTGGTCAGGCTTGAGCCTAGTTGGGAAGTCAGGTCTGAATTGGTATACCCACTGACTGTTATCTGTTCTCCGCTAGTTGATACTTTAATGGAACCAACGTTGGAAAATGCCGATGTGTTAGAGGCAAGTTGTTGCGTCGCTACTGTAGATATAGTTCCAGTAACATCTTTATAGAGTTTTAATTCTGTGATGTAGTTTGTTCCAGAGCAGGTAGTTAACTGGTAATAACTTGTACTTGATACGCTACCGCATCCTGTATTGCTACCACCAAGGGTGCCGCTGCAGCACAGTGGGCCAAGAGGTAGCAGTGTACTTGAATCCACGCATTGTCCTCCAGCCTCAATGGCGTTGGGGTAGCAACCACATCCAGCACGTTGATAGTACGAAGTCGTAGTTACTGAACCACAACCAACATCGCTACCGCCTAGGCTTCCACCACAGCAAGAGAACGAGTAACTGGTTGTTCGATAGTTGGCAGAACTCGCCCACCAGGAGTTGGCATCTGTAAGCCAGAAAGATAATCCAGGTCCACCACCATTTACAGCGCCAGATACGATGACATCCTGCGCCTGGATATTTACTGATGCTATTGGATAGGTACTTGCAGAATCAGAAGAGTTTGCCTGGTTGGAAACAATAGCCCAAGTTCCTCGGCTTGCTTCCCAAGGTTGACCTGTAGTGGTATTACCCAGTGGACCATTGGCTCTGTTAAAGTTATCTGTTATGAGAATCTTTATCTTTGCAGCAGACCAACCATAAGCCCTTGCCGCAAAGCCAGAGATTGCAGAGATTATAGGCATTGCTCTCCTTTAAGCAAATCTAGTTTGAGATGCAAAGACAGAATAGGTAGGGGTTGCTGCCGTCTTGAGTATGTTAAATGTGTATACATCTATAGATGAAGCGTTGCCTGCCGTTGGGGCAATACCGCCCTGCCATCTGGTGGTCACACCAGTGACGGTTCCGTCAATCTGTAAGGATGTTTGATAGAAAGCAGTTGCGCCGTTGGCTGACGTAAAGACAACAGTAACTGAATCACCAACATCCATTAGAGAAGATAGAGTTGTACCGCTATCACCACGAACATTAAGTACCCAGTTTGCTGAAGCATTTGTTGTGTAGTGTAGAACTGACTGTGTTCTATAGTCATAGTTAATAGTTCCGGTAGCAGCAGTAGCAGAGATTGTGGCAATCTCCTGGGCTGATTTAATTGTTGGGTAGTTATCTGTGCTGTTGTTTACAATAGGTGTTGTAAGAGTTTTGTTAGTTAAAGTTTGACTTCCAGTCAAGGTAGCCAACGATGATGGGAATGTATTGGTTCCACTAGATAGGTCTTTGTTGGTTACTGTGGCTACGTTACTTGGCGTCAGAGCGACAGTAACAATATCTTCAAAGTGCTGAGCGTCATTACCAGTAAAGACGTGTTGAACAGTGGCGCCAGCAGTATGAGCAATACCAGCAGAGCCAGCCCTAGCACGCTGGATAGTGAAGGTAGCACCTGATGGGTTTGCCGTAATATAGACAATCTCCTCAGATGATGTCTCCGGGTCAATGGCAACCGCAAAGGTATCTCCAGCGGTAAGGGATACACCGCCCATAAGGGTTGTCGCTGCAGCAGTAGAAGCCACCACCATAGAGGTTTGGCTAGAGTCGATGCTCGAAGCAAGCGTGGTCTCAACGCTGATTGTAGAGTATTTACGTGCCATTGTTTACCTTACTTTGTGTAGTGGAGACGGATGGGATACTTGTCTTGAATCTTGAGCGCCTCTTCTTGCAGGCGTTGTTGGTAAAGCGCATA